CTAAAAAGAAATTCATATAGTTTTTTTCTAATACAAATTCAATTATTTCACTATTAGTAAATGAAGCAGGAGATACTTTTATTATATATAATAAAAGTAATTTATTTTGTGCTAATTCTTCGGTATTTTCAATAAACATTATTTAACACCTCTTTTTATGAGCTATATCAATATATTATATCATAATAAAAAGAGAAGGTAAATACTTCTACAACCCATGTATTTGCAACAGTTCGTTTTGTTTCGTCAAAAATATTACTTAAAAATAGAATTTATATTTTTAATAGCATTATCCATGATATTATCAGTAACATGAGAGTAAATTTTCATTACAATTTTTACAGTATTACCTAATAGT